ATACTTATGGTCTAACAACCCACCATCAGGTAGGGTAACTTCTTGCCCATGCTCGTCTGACTCTGCAATCATTAAGTTAATAACAAAGTCACAAGCCATGTTAGCTAGTTGTGGGTGTTCCTTGTATAGATGTTTCCATGTAGTCGTATGACGGAACGCTTTGTGTAGATTCTCATGCAAGATCAAGCCCTTCAATGAAGAATCTTTTAGCTTGTCCACAAACTTACGACCATACATAGTATCTCTACCATTGGTGCAAGCAGTAGGAATATCATCTAACACACTTGTCTTGCCTAACATAAAGATACCCGAATACAAACAATACTTAGGGTTTTTCATTAGGCTTACATGACTACGCTGAACTCGTTGCTCTGCTGATAATTTGCTCATGATAGTTTATCCTCCTCCTCATCTTCTAGATACTTGTTATTGAAATCCGTCTCCGCATCAAGTATTGGAAACTTCAAACAGTCTGCCCAACGCTTAACCTGTTGCATCAATTCCCCTAGATCATCACCACCGAAACAAGGGTCACAATAGCCACAGGGTTGATTCTTCTCGTTGTAATACACTTCCTGAATACAGAACCAAGGCTCTCCCTCGTTTTCTTTCTTCCTATCTACTACTCTATGATTCCAATACATATATCACCTCATTTGTTAACACTTGTTAATAAAACATTAAACGCTGGGTCAATAGGTTTGATAGAAATTTTAAGTCTTACAGAACTAAAGCCTTGTTCGCCATTAGTAATTAAGCAAAACTCCTCCCTACCCCCATAGCTTGTTCGCACTATGCGCCCTACCTTTTCCCCATCATCAAACAACACCCAGTCGCCTACCTTTAGAACAGCCATTGGTTTTGCAATGCCCAATCCTTAAAGTCTGAATTCATCACAACAAACCCTTGCTTGTCGGACTTCATCACACTCGTAGCAAATAGGGCTTGCCACTCCATATCCATACGCTTGCTATATGTTAGCCACTTAGATAAGGTATCTTTATTAACCCTCGCAATGGCACTAAACACCATAATGCATTTCGCTACTGTATCCTCAGGCATCTTCGCAATAGCGGGGTTAGCCACAACTGCTTCCCATGTAGGTAACTTGTCCACCACAGTAAAGAACGCTTGCATATCTCGGCTCGCTGATTCCCCAATAGTGCCTGACAACAAACTGATTGTTAGCGCATCACCTAGGCTTGCTCGCTTCTTAGCTATATGACTAGCTTTCTCCAAACTTCTTGGCGTAACAAACGCACCAGCACCAGCCTTGGTAGGATTAAAGATATACGGATTCTCCTTTTGGCTTACATCTGTATAACTCATCAACGCATGGGGAAACTGTTTAACCCAAGCAATAACTTCAGGTGCTATATCGTTATTCAATGCCCACTCAATCCACTCGTCTGAATCAGGCTTGCGAACTGTTACCTTACAAATCCTGTTAGTTGCGTGAGCTTCAAGCATATCTCCAACACCATCTGATAACAAGTTTGTAGTACCGAACACAATCGAACCTTTAGGTAAATACGCATCACCAATCCGTTGTTCCAGCATGAGAGTCAACAGCACATTTTTGACCGCTTTCATTGCCTTGCCTATCTCGTCAAGCATAACGATTACAGGCTTACCCATATGCATTTTGAATCTAGCATTAGGCGCAAACTTAGTTACCTTGAAATCACCAGCCACTTCCGTATACGGTAACGCAAAATCACCCAAGTCCAACAAGGTGCAATCTATATACGCAATCTCGTAATCGGGGTAAACATTGTGCAACACCTTTAGCATTGCCGACTTACCAATTCCCGGCTCGCCTTGTCCAATGATAGTTACATCTTCCCCTACCGTTCCAATGCCATGAGCGAACTCACGCAACGATACCGAATCACCAAAGTTAATAACTGACATAACAACTCCTCACTTAAAGAAAAAGAAAAAGACTTATTAACATCTGTTAACAAGTCCCCCGAACTACGACTACTATACAACCATTATAACATCTATAAACATCTTTGTCAAGCTTTTACAATCCTCATTTAACTCCTGTCATAGCTTTACCGCCAACTTCTACTTCAATAGTTTTCATAACACCGCAAGCTTCTTCAGCAATCTTATATAACTTACGCTTGAGCGTACTAAAGTCGAACTGCGTATCATAAAATTCTATGGTTGAGTTTGGGTGTTGTGGGTGCTGAACTGATTTAGCTATTACTTGTTGCGTGGCTTTACTTCTATCTGACAACAACGCCAAGTATATTTTCATATACTCATCACTCGAACACTCGGTTAAATACGCATAAGTCTTTTCATTGTCGAAATCATAACTTCCATGCCAAGTTTGTCCTGCAATATCAGGCATATCGTTGTATTCGTATCCACCAGCCCAACGGTCTAGTTTCCTAACCCCGAACTGCTCTCTGGTCGAGTCCATAATCCAACCGTCTGATAACTTGTGTATCATCTTCGCCCAATCAAGAAATGGTTTTAAAGGTGCGCGGGCATCTTTCGCCTTACTCCTATCCACAACTTCTTTCTCTATGATTACTGCATTAGCTGGCTCATACTCAAACCCACCTTGACTACCTTGTCCCACATACCGCATGATCAGCGAATCCCCTTGTATCGGGTAGTGCCTATCTGCCCCTGTGCCTTGAATCCGTATCCACAACTTTTTATACTGCTTGTAACAATAAAAGGGTGAGTGTTCGTGAATGAAACTGGCAGTTATCGGTGTTGACCATTCTTCTGCCCGTAACTCAATGTCCCCATTCGGGTGATACCTGACACACTCCGTCTGATACAGTTTTGCACTATATATCTCGTCTGCCCCCTCGGTAGGGTTTGTTGCCTTAACTACTTGTTCCCAATCCCTAGTCCGTTTACCTAGGGGCTTGACTTCCTCTGATCGACCTCGAATTGGCTTAATCGACTCGTATAGGTTTTTATAGTGGTCATAGCCACGCATTGCTCTGTTTATGCTCATGATAGTTTATCTTCCTCACTTGTTAACATCTGTTAATAACTTCTTGGTTTTGGCTACTTGGTCTGACATATCCACATTGGGCATTAACTTCTTTAAGTCTTTAAACGCCTTTAGGTCTGCCTGTAAGTTAGCCCTTTTCTGCTTTAGTGCTTCCTTTTCCCACTTCTGCGCTACTTCTATGGCTTTTATATAGGCTTGCATATTATCTGTAGCCTTTACCCTTTCATAGCACTCCTCACTACTGCCATCTAGGGTAAACACTATGTCCCAATACAACTCTGTCCCATAATCGTACTCCTCACCCTCATCAGGCTCATCATCAAAACACTCTACGCTTAGTATCTTCATAGCATCACCCAATCTAGCCCTAGTTTAGTTATTGGAATTGTGTAATAAGCCCACCTGTCCGTATCGTCATTGAGTAACTCCCTGACCTGAACCCTTTCATTAGTCTGACTTATGGACAACAACTCATATCTATGCTTGATACCCTTATAGTCCTTACGAACTAGGCTATCTCCACTATGCAACTCCCTTCCGCTTTTCTTATCTACTAACATGATTCCCCCTATTTAAAGTATGGAAACGCATAATAAATTGCCGCAACTAACACAAATAAGAACGGTATTACTACCATTGAGTCCTTACACCACTCTGTAAAGTCCTCTAATTCCCCTTTCTGCCGCCAAATCGGGGTCGCATAATCAGCATCTCGGAACGCTTCACTTGCTGATCTGTGGGTTTTGCTTGACCATATATATGGTGCAGGGTCGTTGCCTTGGTATATAACTTGTGTAGGTTTACCCGCTTTACTGGTTTTCTTTCTCATTTTCCTGCCTTTCTGGATTGATCTAGTGCTTCTAGGTTTTCAGCATAGGTTAAGTATGCTTTGTAGGGAAGTAGGGAATATCCCAATGCTTTAAGTAGGGGGTTGGCTGACTGCACCAACTCGTCTTTCTCTGCTTTGGTCTTGCACAACTTAATTCGATACCAAATACTGTTCTGCGCTTCTTCTTCCAACTTCTTGAGTTTCGTGTTGTTACCTGCTGGTCGCTTCTTCTTAGTCATCTGACTATCCCACCTTTCGTATTAACACCTGTTAATAATTCTCTGTCTGTAACTAAAACATAGTTACTCTTATGCATCGGCACTACACATCTCACTACCTTTTTGGCTACTTCGTCACCGCATTGCAAACATAACTTATAGCCTAACTTCCACCTCTCGTACTGATACTCGTCACCACATAACCTACAAGATGTTTCCATGTGTTTGTTCCTATTTACAATGTAAGGTTTTAGGGGTTATTTGTGGGGTCTGTTCCGCAAACTGTCTACTTGTTCCGCAATGTTCCGTTTTAGAAAACGAGGGTAATTACAACTAAATCAACTACTTAGCTTGTTCGTTGATACTCTGTTCCGTTGTTCCGTCATCATCACACCTTAGAAAAAGAGCAAGAGACTTTACAAAGAATAACACTATACAATGTAATGTTCCTAATTCCTACTTCGTATATATATATATACTAATGGAACAATGGAACATTGTGCAATAATCCGCTTGGAAGCCTTACTGCATAAGGGTTTGCTCTGTTCCAGCGTGACGGAACAATTCGGAACAAGCGGAACAAGCCCAATTTATTAACACCTGATAACAAATGCATAGGCATCAGCATCAGCTTCAGCATAAGCATCATTAACTATCACGAATCGGGGGCAAAGAAAAAGCCCTCTTTCGAGGGCTCTCCTATAAACTTCTTATTACTTGGCTAAACCTTGCTTACCAGCTTGCTCGGCTTGAACTAAAAACCCCATTACTTTCACTAAGTCATAATTGCACTCAGTAATTTTCCCGCCCTCTTTAATCAATGCTGAGATTTTGGCAAGAAAATCCTTTTTCTCAGTAGTTTTCTTTTCAGGGAAAGCATAGGACTTAACCCGATTGTAGTAAGTGCCAGCGATACTGCGAGCATCTTTTTTAGCTTGATTAGCAACTTCCCATTTAGCCATATAGGTAGAATCTTTAGCCACTAATTCGTTATGCTCTTTACTACCTTTACGGGGCAAGTCTTTAGCAAGTGCTACTGAATGGGCATTAGGCAGGGCAGGGATAATGCAATCGGCAATGAATTGCGCCTTAACTTCATCTAGTGACTGAGCAGTAGGGTAAACCAGCGCAACTTCTTCACCCGCTTTTTCCCATTTGTTTACTGTTAAGATGTCACCTGATACAGCTTTACGAACAGCGTCAATCATTGATACAAAATTAAACTCTTTATTGTTTGAAGTCATGATAAATACTCACTTTCTATTTATTAACAGGTGTTAATAAGGTCACCTATCTAAACCTTAACTACTTACTACTTAATCTCTACTACTGAAACCCATTATAACATTTATAAGGATAAAACCTAGTGTTTACAAGGGCTTAGAGCGTACCGCCCAGATCGACCCCCCACACCCCAAATCTAGTTTAGGAGTCCCCCCTGCCATCTAGCTTATTAATATGCACGGTAGATTTCCATATTTTCAGAAACCACCCCCTAAGGGTTTACCCTAACATACCCCCCATATAATATTTTGCAAAAATTTAGAACTCTGTTACACTCCACCCATCGGAGCCACAAACAGCCCATACCATGCCTATAGTAGTAACTCCTGAAGTAGGAATTCCATTTCCTTTCGACACAACTCCGGAAGAGATTGAGAGTTTTCGACTTAAAGCACATGCCCTATTTGAGACGGTTCAAGAACTCATTAGTCAAGGCGCTTCTGTAGAAATTACGGACGAAGATAAAGCCAAAGCCCATAAGATTGCCCTCGAAGGCAAAATGCCGCCTGTTAAAAACATCACTGCTGGCACAATTATTAATTTAGAAGCCATACTTTCCGAGTGGGATCAAGAAGTTTTAGACGTTGGAAGGCGGCTGCGTAACTATGTTACGAACAAAATGATTATGGAAAGCACCGATGTAGACGGCAGGCAAAGGATGCGAGCGTTGGAGAACTTAGGGAAAATTAACTCGGTAGGACTGTTCTCGGACAAGATTGAGATTAACGTAACCCATAGAAGTCTAGATGCTATTGAGACCGAACTTGCCAAAACTCTTGAGCTGTATATGGGTAAGGCTGATGAAGTAGATAACGAGCTAGACGAGATACAAAGTGCAGTATGTATTGGCAACATAGACGTGGCGGAAGAGCTGGGCACTAAAGAAAAGCCCGAAACCGAATGAGTCCAGAGTTACTTGAGGAAGCACAGAAGAATCTGCACAAGTTTCCCCCGGCAGTACAGCAGAAAATAGGGGAGTTAATAGCCGAAGCCCACAAGGTGAAGGTCTACAGCGAAGCTAAGAATAGTTTCATGACTTATGTTAATTATGTGTGGCCTAACTTTATTCATGGGAAACACCATGAGAGGATGGCGGCAGCGTTTGAGAGGGTAGCTAGTGGAAAAGTTAAGCGTCTTATTATTAATATGCCTCCTAGGCATACAAAGTCTGAATTTGCTAGTTACTTGTTACCTGCGTGGTTCTTGGGAAAGTTTCCTGATAAGAAAATCATACAAACTTCGCACACGGCTGAATTGGCTGTGGGGTTTGGTCGTAAAGTACGTAACTTGGTCGATTCCGACCTCTATAAAGATCTATTTCCTGAGGTTGCACTACAAGTGGACTCTAAGGCAGCGGGTCGTTGGGCAACGAATAAGGGTGGCGATTACTTCGCTATTGGTGTGGGCGGTGCTGTTACGGGTAAAGGTGCGGATTTGCTCATTATTGATGACCCACACTCGGAACAAGAAGCGACATTAGCCGAACTTAACCCCGAAGTGTACGATAAAACATACGAGTGGTACACATCTGGACCAAGGCAACGTCTACAACCGGGCGGAGCTATCGTAATTGTGATGACACGGTGGTCTAAAAAGGATTTAACGGGTCAAGTATTGAAAGCAGCGGCCCAAAGAAGCGGTGAAGAGTGGGAAGTTATCGAATTTCCGGCATTATTACCGTCTGGAAGGCCACTTTGGCCCGAATTTTGGTCAAAAATTGAGTTAGAAGCACTAAAATCCGAACTTCCTAACGGAAAATGGATGGCGCAGTACCAACAACAGCCAACTTCTGACGTATCTGCGATCATAAAACGTGAATGGTGGAAGATTTGGGAGTACGATGACCCTCCTTTTTGCGAGTTTTTGATCCAATCTTGGGACACTGCGTTCTTAAAAACAGAAAGAAGTGACTACTCTGCGTGTACAACTTGGGGTGTTTTTTATCGTCCAGATGATACAGGTAGAGAACAAGCGAATATAATCTTGCTAAATGCGTTTAAAAAGCGTATGGAGTTCCCTGAATTAAAGCAACGAGCAATGGAAGAGTACAAGGAGTGGGAACCAGATGCAATGATAATTGAGGCAAAAGCTTCGGGGTCACCGTTAATTTTTGAACTTAGAGCAATGGGCATACCGGTACAAGAATTTACACCTACGCGAGGTAACGATAAAATTGCTAGGTTAAATGCAGTTGCTGATATATTTGCAAGTGGTAGGGTATATATCCCGAACACAAGTTGGGCAGAAGAATTGGTAGAAGAAGTTGCCAGTTTTCCAAGTGGGGAGCATGACGACTTAGTAGATTCAATGAGTCAAGCGTTATTGAGATACAGAAGAGGTGGGTTTATCAGATTAGCGTCAGATGAACCAGAAGAAATTCGTGAATTTAAATCCGGCAGAAATGCTGGTTACTACAACGTATAGGTAAATTATGGCAACTAACATCGACAAAGCACTTTATGCAGCCCCAGAAGGATTAGACCAGCTTATGGAAGGACCAGATCTAGAAATTGAGATTGAGGATCCAGAGTCAGTAACTATTGGTGTAGATGGGATGGAAATTGAGCTTGAGCCCGGGGAGGGCACCGATGAAGATTTTGATGCTAACTTAGCGGAGTACATAGACGAGCGCGATCTTGTTCAGCTAGTTGGAGATTTAATTGGGGACTATGAAGACGACGTAGCTAGTCGTAAAGATTGGATCCAAACGTATGTAGACGGGCTTCAGTTGTTAGGTATGAAAATTGAAGACCGTATGGAGCCTTGGCCCGGCGCTTGTGGTGTATATCATCCCATCCTAAGCGAAGCATTGGTTAAATTCCAAGCTGAAACAATGATGTCAACATTTCCTGCCGCCGGGCCGGTTAAGACACAAATTATCGGTAAAGAAACCCCAGCTAAAAAAGCTGCTTCGGAACGGGTTAAAGATGATATGAACTACCAGTTAACTGACAAAATGACGGAGTATCGTCCTGAGCATGAGCGCATGTTATGGGGCTTGGGTCTTGCAGGTAATGCGTTTAAGAAAGTCTACTATGACCCAAGTTTAGAACGTCAAGTAGCTATGTTCGTTCCTGCTGAAGATATTGTTGTTCCTTACGGAGCTTCTAGTATTGAGTCGGCAGAACGGGTAACTCATGTCATGCGCAAGACCGAGAACGAAATGCGTCGGCTACAAGTAGCTGGTTTTTACCGTGATATAGATTTAGGCGAACCAGAAAACGTATTAGATGAAGTTGAGAAAAAGATTGCTGAGAAACTTGGTTTTAGAGCTACTTCGGATGATCGTTATAAAGTCCTTGAGATGCACGTTAACCTCGATCTACCGGGTTACGAGCATGAAGACAAAGATGGCGAAAATACTGGTATTGGTTTACCATATGTAGTAACGCTAGAGAAAGGTAGTAATACCGTATTAGCTATTCGTAGAAATTGGAATCCAGAAGATGATACCCACCAGAAGCGCCAGCATTTCGTTCATTACGGCTATGTGCCGGGTTTTGGTTTCTATTGCTTTGGCCTTATTCATCTTGTCGGTGCTTTTGCTAAGTCAGGCACTAGTATCCTCAGACAACTCGTGGACGCGGGATCCCTCGCTAACTTGCCGGGCGGCTTTAAGACCCGTGGCTTGCGAGTCAAAGGTGACGACACACCGATAGCACCCGGAGAGTTCCGTGATGTAGACGTGCCTAGTGGTACGATGAAAGATAACATCATGACGCTCCCGTATAAGGAGCCAAGCCAAACTCTGGCGTTGTTGTTAGATAAGATTATTCAAGAAGGTCGCGCATTTGCTTCCGCTTCGGATATGCAGATTTCTGACATGGGCGCTAATACCCCAGTAGGCACAACGCTTGCAATTCTAGAACGTACCCTTAAGGTAATGTCGGCAGTTCAAGCACGTATCCACTACTCGATGAAACAAGAGTTCCGTTTACTCAAGCGGATCATTGCGGACTACACACCAGAAGAATATAACTATGAGCCTGTAGAAGGTTCTCCCCGTGCTAAGAAATCAGACTACGATGACGTTGAAGTTATTCCAGTCTCAGATCCTAACGCAAGCACAATGGCGCAGAAGATTGTTCAGTACCAAGCAGTTCTTCAGTTAGCCCAGCAAGCACCACAGCTATATAACCTCCCACTTTTGCACCGTCAGATGTTAGACGTTCTTGGAGTTAAAGAAGCTGCCAAGCTTGTACCAATGGCGGATGACCAGAAACCAGAAGACCCAGTTACAGAGAATCAAAATATTCTAATGGTCAAGCCGGTTAAAGCGTTTCAATACCAAGACCATACAGCCCACATTGCTGTTCATATGTCGTTTTTACAAGATCCAAAAATCCAAGCGTTGTTACAAAACAATCCTATGGCGCAACAGATTGGAGCAGCAGCTATGGCTCACGTTAACGAACATTTAGGATTCCAGTATCGCGTTCAAATTGAGCAACAGTTGGGTATGACTTTACCAGCACAAAACGATGCGTCTGGCGAAGAAAACCACATGGACCCAGAAGTTGAAGCTCGGTTAGCCCCATTGTTAGCTCAAGCAGCAGTTCAGTTAATGCAAGCAAACCAAGCGCAAGTTCAACAACAGAAAGCTCAACAACAAGCCCAAGATCCGATAATTCAAATGCAACAACAAGAATTACAGATTAAAGCCGCAGACCAACAACGCAAAGCACAAAAAGATCAAACAGACGCACAGCTTAAGATGCAGCAGATGCAGATTGAACGGGAACGTATACAAGTACAAGCCCAAACAGAAGCCACTAGAACAGCAGTACAGGTAGAGCAAGGTAAAGAAAAGCTTGCGGTAGATATGGCTAAACATAATACAACCCAAGCACATGCTAAAGAGTCACAAACAAAAGAGCTGTTTGCTAAAGGATTAGATAATGCGTTTAAGCACAGCAACACCGCGCATCAACAAGAGGTAGCTATGAATCAACCCAAGCAAAAAGCGAAAGGTAAATAATGGACGTATCCGACGTTCTAGTACAAGAGCTAGACGAAAGAGTAACGTATTTAAAAGATTGGTTAGTAACCGGAGTAGCCAAAGACTATTCGGAATACCAAAAAGTGTGCGGTGAAGTTAAAGGTCTACTTACTGCGCGTGGAAATATCTTAGACCTTAAACAAAAAATGGAGAACTCTGATGAGTGAAATCCTTATCGGCTCAAACCCCGATAACCCGGAAGTAGTAGGATCTTATAGTTATACCGCAACAAGTGAAGAAAAAGCGCAGCAGCTCCCAACCCCTTCTGGATACCGTATTCTTTGCGCTATTCCTGAAGTTGAAGAAGAGTATGAAAGTGGGATATTAAAAGCTGGCGACACTATTAATTACGAAGAGAAGTTAGCAACAGTGCTTTTTGTAGTGAACATGGGTCCAGACTGCTATAAAGACGATAAACGATTCCCTACAGGACCTTGGTGTAAAAAAGGCGATTTCGTTATTGTTAGACCCAATGCTGGCACACGACTACTGATTCATGGTCGTGAATTTCGTATGATTAATGATGATTCTGTGGAAGCTGTAGTTCAAGATCCACGCGGCATCAAACGCGCTTAAGGAGGCCCCAAATGGCTGAAATGCAAAAAGACGAGTACAAGTTTCCTGACGAAATTGAAGATAAAGAAAAACCTGAGGGTAATTCTGAGTTTGAAATTGAAATTGAGGACGATCTTCCACCAGAAGATAGAAACAAAGAACCCATGCCCAAAGAGATAGTAAAAAAACTCGAAGAGGATGAATTAGACCAATATGAAGGCGAAACCAAGGAAAAGCTTAAACAGCTTAAAAAGGTTTGGAACGATGAGCGTAGGGATAAAGAAGCTGCCCAACGGGAACAACAAGAAGCCATAATCCTTGCTAATAAGGTCCTAGCAGAAAACAAAGCCTTAAAGGCCAAGTTAAACACCGGAGAACAGTACCTTGTAGATTCTTATAAAGTAGCTGCCCAAAGTGAGTTAGACTTGGCTAAACGGGAATACCGAGAGGCATATGATTCTGGCGATGCGGATAAGATGCTTGATGCGCAGGAGAAGCTTACCTCCGCTAAAATTAAATCAGAACGTATTTCTAGCTATCAACCCCAGCAACAAGAAACTTTACAAGAACCCGAAAATGTAGTACAAAGGGAACAATCGGTAAGAACTCAGCCGGATCGACGGGCTGCTGCGTGGCAAGAACGCAATAGTTGGTTTGGTCAAGACGAAGAAATGACTAGTCTAGCGTTGGGCTTACATGAGAAATTAAAACGAAACGGTGTTAACATCGGTTCAGACGAGTATTACGACAATATTGACAAAACAATACGTCGTCGGTTTCCAGAATCCTTTGAGGACGAAGATACCGAAAAAGCAGCTAGAGACGAAGAGCCACAAAAATCTTATCGTTCAAAAGCTAGTACGGTTGTAGCGCCAGCAACGCGAAGTACTTCACCTAAAAAAATTAGGTTAACTACCTCACAAGTCCAAATTGCCAAGAAATTAGGATTAACCCCTGAGCAATATGCCCGTGAAATTACAAAACTGGAGGCCCAAAATGGCTGAAGTAAAAAATAGACTTTCCCGTGAAGTAGAAACCCGTGCAACTTACGAGCGCCCCACAGAGTGGTCGCAACCTGAGTTACTCCCTGAGCCCGACAAACAGGCTGGGTATGCTTATCGGTGGGTTCGTGTAGCAAATCTAAATGTGGCTGATCCACGCAATCTTTCTGCAAAATTGAGAGAAGGCTGGGAACCCGTTAGAGTTGAAGAACAACCCAAATTCCAACTCTTAATTGATCCCAATAGTCGCTTTAAGGACAATATTGAGATCGGTGGTTTATTGCTTTGCAAGACTCCAATTGAATTTGTAGAACAACGCAATGCGCACTACGCAAAGCAAACACAAGCTCAAACGGATGCTGTAGACAATAATCTTATGCGCCAAAGTGACCCAAGGATGCCGCTCTTTAAAGAGAACAAGTCCTCGACGAGCTTTGGTAAAGGTTCTTAATTTTTTTATCTAGGAGATTTAAATGGCTTATCCAACCGTTTCTGCTCCCTATGGTCTAGTTCCAGTTAACCGTGCTGACTTTTTGCCCTATGCTGGGGCTACACGTCAGTTACCAATCGCCAGTACTTATAACACTGCGATTTACAACGGTGACGTAGTTATGATCAAAGGTGGTAATATTATTAAATCGACTGTAACTATTGATTCAACCACAGACAATACCGCTAACTTAACTTATGGTGTGTTTATGGGTGTTCAGTACGTTAATAGTCAAAGTCAGCTAGTTCAAGCTCAATATTACCCCGGTAATGCTGCTGCTAGTTCTGCTGTTGCTTATGTTGTTGACGATCCTATGGCAGCTTTTAAAGTAGCTATTACCTATTCTGGTAACACTACTATTACTACAGCTAACTCGTCAATCGTTGGTACGAACCAAACATTACGTCAAGGTACAGGATCAGCCACTACTGGTGATTCCGCCGTTTCGCTTATTGCTCCCGTAGTTGGTAGCGGTAACGCAGCAGCAGCACCTGTTCGTGTGATTGCAGTAGTTCCTGAAACAGCCACTAGCGCTACGGCCTACACGGAAGTTATCGTGAAGTTCACTAACCCCCAAATTCTGTTGGCTGCGGCCCAGAATTACGTTTAAGGAGCTAATTAAATGGCTATTTCACGCGCACAACTACTGAAAGAGTTGCTCCCCGGACTGAATGCATTGTTCGGTTTAGAGTATGCTCGCTACGGTGAAGAACACAAAGAGATCTACGAAACTGAGACCTCAGAGCGTTCTTTCGAAGAAGAAACAAAGCTTTCTGGCTTTTCTGCTGCACCTGTTAAAAACGAAGGTTCTGCCATCGCTTATGACAATGCTCAAGAAGCATGGACTGCTCGCTACAACCACGAAACTATTGCCCTTGGCTTTAGCTTAACTGAAGAAGCAATCGAAGATAACCTCTATGATTCTTTATCAGCTCGCTACACCAAGTCCTTAGCTCGTGCTATGGCTTATACCAAACAGGTTAAAGCTGCTGCTGTATTAAACAACGGTTTCACTACTGGCTATAACGGTGGCGACGGCGTTCCTTTATTCAGCGCATCACACCCATTGGTATCTGGTGGTGTTAACAGTAACGTTCCTACAACCCCTGCCGACTTGAATGAGACTTCGTTAGAAGCTGCTGTAATTCAAATTAGCTTGTGGACTGACGAGCGTGGTTTGTTAATTGCTTCCAAACCTAAGAAATTGATCGTTCCGCCTTCACTCCAGTTCGTTGCAACTCGTTTGCTCGAAACTGAATTACGTGTTGGTACAAACGACAATGACATCAATGCAATTAAGAACAACGGTTCTGTTTCGGAAGGTTATACAATTAACCATTTCTTGACCGACACCAATGGTTGGTTCTTGACCACGGACGTTCCAAATGGTATGAAGCACTTTGTGCGTTCGCCTTTGGCTCAGTCAATGGACGGCGACTTCGACACGGGCAATGTCCGCTACAAGTCACGCGAGCGTTATAGCTTTGGCTGGTCTGATCCTCTTGGTA